GAACAGTTTAAAGCTTTGCTTGAAAATTACACTCAATCACTGCAATTTCAACTCCAACAGCAACAAAATTCCCAAGTTGGGAAAATTGGTGTTAAACCAATGCAATAATGAAAGCGACAGAACTATTAGCAACAGGAAACGGAGAAGATGTCTTAAAGGCAGTGAATCTGATTATACAAGAATCAATTACTGGAGAAATCAGCTTTGTAGCAGGAGCACAGATGGAAGACAGTGAAAGAGCTCACGCTTGCGGGAGACTCGATGCCTTAATAAATCTCAAATCCATACTAGATGAAAAAGTAAACGAAGCGAAAAGAAACAGGTAGAATCTATTAGAACATATCATAACAGGTTTTATATAATCAATTAGTTAGGATTTGGAGCCCCTTCAGCGTTATAGCTGTGGGGGTTTTCTGTATTTCCATTTATAAAAAATACTGGCGAGGAATCTTGCACCTAAACGCATGGCTGAAGGACAGACTAAGAGTGACTCACTGCCCGAGTCGCAGGAAGCTAACGAAGGGCTGAAGCAGAATATTGGAGGTCTTTTAGACCAAGCGGGACTTGACCGTCTTATGGAGCCTGATTCGCTCTTTGGGTCGGAGCAAGAGGAGAGTGAAACACCTGATCCTACGCACCCCGTCGAAAATGAAGCTGAAGATGGTGATGATGAGGAAAAAGAATCTACCGAGCCGAGTGGTGAGGAAAATGAAGATTCTGAAACCGAGTCAGAAGTTCTTTCTCAGAGTGAAGAAGATGACGAGTCTGGCAAAGGCCAAGACGGACTTCTTAAACGCATAGGTAAGCTAACAGCTATCCGAAAAGAGGCAGAGGGTAAAGTCTCAACTCTTGAAGATGAAGTAGCAGACCTAAGAGCTCAACTTGAGCAAAAAGGTGATGAAGCTCCTACTGTTGTTAATAGTAATATTCCTTATTCGAGTGTTTTAACTATTAAAGATGTAGATGCTAAATTAACAGAAGCTCAAGAGGTTTATGATTGGGCCGAAGACAACCCTAACGGGGCTGTACAAGGTGATAAGGATTATTCCGAAGAAGACGTTTTAGCTATTAAGCGGAGAGCTAGGAAGGCTTTAAGAGACTTGCCAAAACGGAAAGACTATTTATTACGAGAACGTGAAAACTCAAACGTAGTAGAGAATGCTTTTCCTTATTGGAAAGATCGATCTCATCCTATGTACCAGCAAGCTATGGAAATAGTTCGCAATAGGCCAGAGATTAAAAGTCATGCCGAGTGGAAGGCTGATGTTACAATTTATCAAATGGGTTTGATGGCATATGAAGAATTGCAAAATTCAAGAGGCCAGAAAAAACCAGTTGCTAAAGCACCAGCACAACCGACCAAGCCAACTGCTGCAAAAAAGTCTGTTAGTAAAGAAAAACAGAAAAAGTCAAACGCAGTCAAAAACTTCACTACAAGAAGGGATCGAGACTCACTAACTGAATTAATGAAAGGTTTTATTTAAGATGGCACAATTATTTGAAAGTGACTTCCAAGGTTCTGGAAGTTCAGCTACAACAGGCCCGAGTAAACGGGAAGATTTAGCGGATTACATTTCGCTAATAGACGCAAAAGACACTCCTTTTTCGAGCATGGCTCCAAAAGGAAAAGACTTGGGTAATATGTTTCATCGCTGGTCAGTTGACAGCTATGAAGCGGCTCAAACCGAAGGTTATAAGGATGGCAAAGATGCCGCTAACACAGGGGATGGTTCTATAGGTATTATTGAAAGCGGAGCATCTGTAACTCATGGTGCTGGATACGCTCCGCTGGTAATGAATCATGCTCGCAATCGCGACGAGCTTTCCAACTTCGCACAGTATTTCCGTAGGGCTACCAAGGTATCTCCTTTGGCTGCTGAAGTAACTAACCCAGTTGGAGGCAAAAACCTTCTCGCTCAAGGTGTTGCTAAGAAAACTGTTGAGTTGAAACGAGACATGGAAAAAACTATTCTTGGTAATGTAGCTCAAAACGCAGGTGCTGCTGGTTCAGCAAGACTTCTTGGCTCTATCCAAACATGGTTATTAACTAACTATGTAACAGAAGGTACAGGTGGTTCTCCAGCAGGTCCAGTAGGTGGTAATGGTACAGCTACTCGTACTTCAGCAGGTTCTGGTAACTACGGAGCTTTTGAAGAATCAAAACTTAAAGAATGTGTTAAATCTGTATTTGAAAATGGTGGTAACCCAACTATGTTAGTTGTTCCACCTACACAAAAACAAGTAGTATCTGGTTTTGCAGGTATTGCTGCACAGCGTTATGAAGCTCCAAAAAATGCACCTACAACTATTATTGGTGCTGCTGATGTTTACTTATCAGACTTTGGTACTTTATCTGTCGTACCTGACAGATTCATGACTGCTGATGGTGGTACAGGTTCAGGTGAACAAGCTCTAGTGCTTGACCCAACAATGGCATCTGTTGCTACACTACGACCATTTGAGTCAAATCTATTGGCTAAAACTGGTGATAGTGAAAAACATCAAATGCTTGTTGAGTACACTCTACAAGTATCTAACGAGAAAGCACATGGTATCGTTGCTGACTTATTAGTATCTTAATACTAGTTGATATATGCCCACTTCGGTGGGCAGTATCATAAGGATTGATATGGGAAAATATAACGAACAATTAAAAAAAACAAAGTTTAGAGATTTTAAGGCACACAATACAGATAATGGAAAGGTTATAGAAACCAAGCAAGATGTGTCTAGCATTATTGAAAAAAACAAACAAGAATATAATAACAACACAACAAAATGGGGTAATGATGTATTTGATAATAAAATAGCATCTATACCAATGACTGTTGTTGATGATTTAAACAAAAAAGGAATCATGAGAGGGTTTCATGTATTAGACCAAAAGAAATTCTTTGCATGGTTAAACGACCCAGACAATAGATTTTTTAGAACAAAACAGGGCAGAATCTAAATGGCATTTTTTACAGACTACACTACATTAAAGGCAACTATTGCTAGTTACTTGGCTCGAACTGATTTGACAGATGAAATACCAGAGTTTATTAGATTAGCAGAAGATAGATTGTTAAGAGACTTACGCATAAGACAATTAATTAAAGTCGCTACTGCATCTACAACAGCAGATGACGCAACAGTATCTTTGCCTTCTGATTTTGTAGCCATGAAAGATTTACATTTACAAGGTAATCCACCACAAACAATTAAGTTTTTATCTACAAGTAATTTTTTTAGAAATGCTCATTCATCTACATCTGGATTACCAAGTCGCTATACATTGTTAGGTTCAGAGTTTCAATTTGCTCCTATTCCTGATAGTGCTTATACACTTCAAATGGTTTATTTTTATAAACCAGATTATTTGAGTGATACAGTTTCTTCAAATGTTTGGTTAGCAAACACACCTGATTTGTTACTATACGCAGCGTTAGGTGAAGCAGAGCCATTTTTGATGAATGATGAAAGACTTAACACATGGGCAAGTATGTATGATAGAGGAGTTACAGCTCTACGCAAGAGTGATGATGAATCTGAATACCCTGCTCAACCACTTACTATTACTAACTCAACGAGGTAAATTATTATGGCTGAAATGTCTAACTATTTAGAAGTCGCACTTCTAAACGCAACACTTAATGGGGTTAATTTTACAGGAGTAAATAACCCTTATGTATCATTACACACAGCAGACCCAACAGATGCTGGAACTGGTGCAGAAGTTTCTGGTGGTTCTTATGCTAGAACTGCTGCTTCTTTTGCTACTGCTTCTGGAACATCAGGTTTAGTTGCTACAGATGCAGATGTAACCTTTCCAACTGCTACAGCAACATGGGGAGCTGTAGGATGGATTGGTCTTTGGGATGCATCCACTGGTGGTAATATGTTATACCACACAGCTTTAGATGCTTCTAAAACAATTGATTCAGGTGATATATTTAAAATCACTACAGGTAACCTAACTGTAGAATTAGCGTAAGGATAAAATATGGCTCTTATCGTAAAAGATAGAGTAAAAGAAACCACTTCGACAACAGGCACAGGCACAGTTACACTAGCTGGAGCAAGTGCAGGTTTTCAATCTTTTGCTGCTATAGGTAATGGTAATACAACTTACTACGCTATTACAAGTGGTAACGACTATGAGGTAGGTCTAGGCACTTATACAGCTTCAGGGACTACTTTATCTAGAGATACTGTATTAGAATCTAGCAATAGTGGTAGCAAAATTACTTTGTCTGGAACTAGTGATGTATTCTGTACCTATCCTGCTGAAAAAGCTGTAGTTCAAGATAGTGATAATACAGGCATAGCACCACAGCTAGGTGCTTCTAATGGTATTGTTTTAAACTCTGATACTGTAGCAACAAGTTTTACATTTCCTACAAATTATAATGGTATTTCTGCTAGTCCAATTACTGTCAATAGTGGTGTAACAGTAACAGTTCCTAGTGGACAAAGATGGGTGATAGT